ACCTACATTTTCCATAAAAGTAAGTATAACTTCTTCTTGAGGCGCTTTTCGTTGCTTACTATCTATTACTTTCATTACGTAATCTCAAGTATGCTAGCTACAACGTGCAGTCTATTGGCAGTAGCGGCGGTTACTTTTATTATCTCGCCTGTCTGTATTATTAACGGGGCAGTCAATAATTCTACTGTGCCATTAGCACCAACGGTTTTAACCTTAAACAAGCTAAACACTGCACCAGCAGCATTAGTTAGGGTTACGGTAACAGTGTCTGCGTTACCAGAGTCTTCTGACACCAATATAGACTTAACAATAGACGTAATAAGGCTAGGCGCGGTATACAAAACTGTTGCATTTGTAGAAGTTAAGTCTAACTTTGCATTTATAAAGGTATTAGCCATTAGCTTATAAACCAAGTGTTAGCTTGCGCTTGTTCGTTTAATGTAGTGTTTCGTAGCGCGTTGTCTACTTGGTTAAAATAGATACGCAATACTTTGTTAAACTCCTCAAAGTCCGTCATGCTGTACTCTTTTGGGGGATACGGTAACGCAGGGGCGCGAAAGGGTACGTTATACTTAGTGTTATCTACCGCCATTATCTTCTCCCGTCAGGACGCATATCTATTCTAGGAGACCCCATCTGCCATGTAACGCCTTGCGCGCTAGACTCTATTTTTACAGACATTTGACGACCCCTAACTCGCGTAAATACTTCTCCTGTAAACTTCTCTACAGGGACTGTAGCAGATCTAGTAATGGCTGCGGTACTAACCCCTCCTTCAGATAAGGGGTCATTATACCCTGACCCAGAGTTAGCTAACGGAAATAATGACAGAGTTGCACTAGGAGCATCTATAATAGACCCATCAAAACTCATATCGGGCAATACTCGCCAGATAAACATAAACTGATGCCCGTCATCAAGATCAAACTGAGCAGACTCTACAAAAGCTGCTATAGGAGCAATAGTCGCTGTCTCTTCGTCATCCACACCTTGTTCATGGTCAACTAAGTTAAAGCTATAAGTCGCTCCTAGAGGGTTGTTTCTAAGCCCAGAATCTAACCAAGCAGAACGAGACATATTACCATAGTACCAAATGTCTTCTAGGTAGTTATAAACTACGTACTTGTTGGCAGTAGTAGAGCCGTCCGAACAATAGAACCACCACACCTCGTGATATGACTCTATCGTGCCAGCAAACACTTGGGGATACTGCGTAGTGTTAAAGTCGTTAAATATAAACTTGCGTAAGTCACATCGTAAAGGCTTAACACGCCCGTCATACATGTAGAACTTATCCCTACCCATCCAGTAGGCTATACCATTGGCGTAAGCTACAGCGTTTTGTGAAGCTATAGACGTGTTCTCACCTACTAACTGAGCCGTCCATACAGCAGGTGCGCCTACGTACTGTAAAGCGTACAGCGCAGAGTCTGTCCACACTAGTACTTCTTGCCGCGATTGTTTTGCAGCAATAATGTTAGTACCGTTAGATAATATTAAATCTCCCGCTTGATTAGTCGCAGAAGGTGTCCACTGTGTAGCATCTTCTTGGTCTGACCACCTAATAAGCATTGTGTTTAGCGCGTCGCTACCTAACTCGTTACATCCAAAACAAAACACAAACCGACTTATATCAGAAACTAACGTTAAATTTTGTATAGTAGGTACACCAGAAGCTCCACTTACTGTTGAGAGACCTACACCTCGTACAAACAAACTATTTGTTACAGATGCATCCCAGTAAAATAACGTACCTCCACGAGGGCCGAACACAAGGTCTTCACCAAAGTTGGCTTGACTCCATTGACGTACTTCCTCAACTGATTCTTGGCCTATCCCCCATGCTCCAGAACCCCAAGATGACCCACCCCAACCTACGAGAGGTATAGCAAATGCAGGGCCAACGTTTAGCTGGTATTCCGCAGTAACAGTTCCTCCCCCTGTAGCGGTAGACGAAGCATTACTAGCAGCGGTAATAGTGTAAGTTGTCGTACTAGGTAGGTCTACAACTTGAAATTCCCCGTTTAATGTCAACCCTCCTACGGCAGAAGCATTACTAAAAGTAACAAAATCTCCAACAATATACCCCGCAGTAGCATCTGTAACAGTGACAGTAGAAGAATTATTAACAGTAGTGAACGGGTTGGTTAGGGTAGCTGCGGCCTTACGTAAAGGGGTTATGTCGTAGTAACCACCACCGTTTTCAATATAAAACTTTAAATTAGTACCTACCCCTACTAAGTTTTGGCTTCCTAACGTTACCCAGTTCCATATAGAGCGACATACGCCTTGAAACGTACTTGCTGATATACGCCGCCACCCACCAATTTTTTCGGGCATACCTTGGCGGAACCGTACTTTATCACTTTCGTACCACCCACCCTCATTTGTATACCGTGTGTTCTCGCGGTTAATTCCGGGTTTTAAGGCTAATTTTTTTAGCGGCATAGCTCACCTACACGTTAGTCCAGTCTTCGTTCTGCCATAGTAATGCTTCTGCTTCTCTACGTCTAACTAACCCGTCTAACACCTTACCTCCAGCCCTATTCCAACGTTTTATTTGGTAAGGTATATCAGCACGGCTGCTATCAGTATCGTCATTGATACGAACCAGTAGAGTAGACTCAGAAAGGTTACCTCCACCAAGATTGTATACCCAAGACACGAGTGCATCGAACTGATGCTGTTTAAGAGGTACATTGACTTGTTTGTGTATAATCTTTTCAAATTTAAATAAGTCGTCCGCAAGTAGAGCTTCAGCCTCGTCTTGCGTACAGGTAGCTCCTTTTTTAACTCCTTTAGTTGTTCCAAAACCGATTGTCCATACTCCCGCACTACACTGATATGCATTTAACCTACAACCCTCAAATTTTTTAATAAGAGCTATGCCCTCACCACTAGTCTTCATTTAGTTTTTCAACCCGCTCTTTTAACTTTTGAATCATAATACGTTGTTCTTCTATCTCAGCTTTTTCTTTAAGTATTAAGACACGAAGACGCTCTTCATCTGAAACTTGCGGCATAGGAAAAGGTAAAATCATTTTTTTAGTCCCATAATTTTACTTACTCCTCTAATACCAAACGAGCTTGATATAGCTAAAAAAAGTAAATATTGGTACCATTCGGGAAGCCCTTCCAGAGCCACAAACCCTTGCTTAACGCGGTCAATAACTGTTACATCATTAACAATAATAGCATAGCCAACCATAAAGATAGGTATAGCCAAAACCAATGTCCAAAACTCGTCCTTCCAGCTATCCTTGGAAGACTCCGCCATTGTTTTTTCCCAATCAGCATCATTCTCAATAACGCTCATTCGGGCTGTATGTTTGGCTTGTTTTTCTTCCGCTTTATTGTTTAGGTACGTCTTACCTAACTCAGTAGCACCGCCTAGCAACGTACCTAGTAGGTTTAACATAGCTTAACCTTTTACCAACAACAACTTTATGGCGAAGACAAACAGCAATACGCCAATCATAATCCACATAAAAGCGTCAATGACAGGTAAGTTTTTCACTAAGGCATCCACTTAAATAGAGCTATAGCACTCAATATAAACGGGTATACCCCCCAAAGTAACACCTCAAGGCGATCAAACCTAGCATCCCCCCGCTCTAATCTATCTTGAATATGTCGATATCTAAGCAAGCATTCTTTCTCGTGCGTTTCTAAACGACTTATTGTTTCTTTAACGGTCGCCATTTTTAGAGTATCCTCTTACTGTTACTTCTTCAGGATTTACAATTACAGGTTTACAATAGGCTTTTACAGCTTCATAGTTTTCTGCGCGAGTAGACAACATCCTAGCATCTGAAAGACAGTGTTTTTGATTTAACCAATAAGAAGTAATCTGTTCTTCATCGGCAAAAAAGACTACCAGTGCAAACACTACTATGTTCATACATTATTTACTTTGTTCCAACATAATTTGAATGAGGTGAGCTAAACGTGCATCTGACGCTCTTTGTATCTCTTCTTGCCTAGAAAGGGAGTCCGCTATATTTCTAACAGCTTGAGAGTTTAAAGCAGTGTTAGTAGTGTTAGAAGCGGTGTCAGTTTCTACGTCTTTTAAGATAGCTGCGACACGCTCCACTTCCTCATTAGTAGCTTGAGCAGAGGCTTGCATACTACCCCAAGCAATTGCGCCTGACATAGCAGCGGCACATATAGGTAAACCCCAAGTAGGCACTTTAATAGTTTCCATTACGCAGTCTCCTCTTTTTCTACTATTTCCGGTTTTACAGCTTCCGCTACAACAGTACCATAAGCCGCTAGTAATATGTTACGCTCATTTATTTGCATTTCTAAAGCCGCTATCTCATTACGTAGCGTAACTACTCTTGAAATTTGTTTTTGAGTATTAAGCTCTAAACTAGCTAGTTCAAACTCTTCGCCGTTAATTGTTATAATGGCTCCGTCCATCGTTCTTGTTCCTTAAAATTTACATTGTTTCATAAAATTAATAATGTTTCTTAAATCACGTAGTTAGTCACGGACTGTCAGGCCAAGTAATGTCATTTGGAAAACCCGCTTGACTAGGAAGGTCACGTAATGCCTGCCTGTATGTTTTCCACTCATCTGTAATTCTATCTGCAAGTGCATGTACGTCTGACTCACTAAGTAAGATGTTTCTTTGGTTACGAACCATATCAGGCCTACTGCTATTATATTCAGCATTCATTGTTGCTATCTCTTCATCTGACATAGCTACAAGAACACCATCTACCATTTTATTCATGTTGTTATCCTTTTAATTATGATGTAGAAATTCCATACAGTGAAACTTTTGCAGTTGTATATGTTGCAGTAGATAATGCCCCCAGTGGAGCAAAACTAAATCCTGTCAAACTTGTGAGTGAGTAACCGTCTACTAAACACCCTGCCGTATTATCTTGTTTTTGACCTGTGTGGGTATCTCCTTCTTGACCAGAAACATCCATTTTAACGTAAGGTCTTCCATCAACCATTGCTATATCAAAAATAAAGAAACCGTTTTTTATTGCCGCATTCGTTATAAAGCCATAAGCACCATTATATGTTGAAGGAGTAGCATAGTTTGTACAGCGAAATGAACTATACTGACTACCACTAATTAAACTACCGTTATCATATAATTTTATTCCTTGGTATCCCCCCGCACTCATTTCAAAAGATCCAATAGCTCTAAAACGTGTGAAGCTACCAAGGGAAGTAAAATTTATAGATGCTGTCGAACTGCTAACGGTTTGAGTAGCAATCAAAGTCATAGAACCGCCACCACCACCCGCATCTTCCCACCCCACGCCGGAACCTGTACTAGTAAGGACTTGTCCATCAGTACCTTGTGCGCCGCCAATAGTAAGATTATCTACTTCTAATGTACCGTCAAAATCTCCATCTACTGCATCAATATTACCTTTAAATATTGTAGCTGACACGGTTCCTGTGCTTGGGTTATATGTTAAATTTCCATCCATTTCTAGTCCGACATTGCCTGTACTAGAGGTAGCGTCTTCTACAAAAGTAATTAAATTTTCTTCGTTTGTGTTTTCATTGTCTGTTACTAAAACATGAGAAGAATTAGTAGCATTAGTAGCGTTAGTAGCGTTAGTAGCATTAGTTACTGTGACTCCCGCAATAACAGTATTAAGTGCAGTACCGTTTACGGTAATTGCATCTGCTTCTAAAGTTCCATCGATATCCGCATCGCCTGAAATGTCTAAAGAGCTTGCAGTTAGACCTGCGATTACAATATTTGCCGCCTCATATCCCGTAGCCCCAGTATTGACTGTAGTAGAAGGGACAGTTTGAGTATCTGTGAATAATCTAAAAGTATTATCTGTTGAAGCATCAAAGAAGATACCGCCATACTTAGTTGTGCCGCTCTCTACATATTTACCATAGAAACCAAAATCTGTGGAGTTGCCTGTATTAGCATTTGTTAACCCCGTAAAGTTGTTATCAGTTACAACAGAGCCTGTTTGTGTCGTAGTACCCGATACAGTAAGGTTTCCTGATACTGTTAAGTCGTTGCTTACAGTAACGTCATTTGGTAGTCCAATAGTAATTGTTCCAGAACTTTCTGCTACAGTTGTTTCAGAAGAAGTCCCTGAAAAAGTTATAGTTCCTCCTAATGCGGTTGCAGTAGTGTTACTACCATCTGATACTGTAATAGAACTATTAGATAGTTTTGAGTTAGCTATTGATCCTGCAAGCATTGCATTAGTAACGCCTCCCGAAGCAATAGTAAAGGTTAAAGCGTAAGGATCTGCATCTGTACCATTATCTGTATCAGTCCAGTTAATATCAATTCCACCGCCTTCTACAAATTTAACTTCTTTATTTTCTGTAATAGTGACTTCTGTTCCATCTCCGTCTTCAAGAACAAAACCAGAACCCATTGTATTTGCTGTTGTTACAGAACCCCCTAAAGAAATAGCAGATCCATCTATAGTAATAGAAGAATTAGTTAATTTAGCATTAGCTATGCTTCCTGCAAGCATTGCATTAGTAACACTTCCAGAAGTTACAAGATCACCAGTTGCAAAACCTGTTAAGTTTCTAGTATCAAAGTTTACTCTATTGCCCATTAAAGCATGGGAAGAACACTGATAAAATAAAACAGTAGGTGTAGAAGCGGTAGCTTTTATTTCTGTATATGCTCCTGCATTGCCGGGCGTTCCACTAACTGTAACACCTGTAGTATATGCAGTTGTTTTATCTGACTCATAATAGAATCTAAGAGGATGTCCATCATTACTAGCGTTAGCTTGATCGAATCTATATGTAGTATCAGGAACTAAAGTTAAATAGGGAGACTCTACGCCGTCTATAAAATAGGCACTGCTAGAACCACCATCATAAGGATGCTCAGAAGTTTTACTGGCTACTGTAACTGTAAGTGTTTGAGTCGTAGCTTCAGAAGGAGCAATAGCTATTGTTCCTAAAATAGTTAGGTTTCTTATACCTGTATAGTCTTTATTAGAGTCTAATATTACAGCTTTACTAGCTATAGCTGTACCTACTGCGGTAGAGCCTAAGTCTAAGGCGTTTATCTCACCTACAACTACTGTTGCACCGTCTAAAATATTTAGTTCTGCGGCTGTACTCGTTACTGTGGTACTATTTATAGATAATGCATCTGTTTCTAAAGTTCCATCAATGTCTACATTGCCTGAGATATCAAGAGAACCTGCATCTAGCTCTCCTGAAATAGTTAAGTTTCTTATACCTGTATAGTCTTTATTAGAGTCTAATATTACAGCTTTACTAGCTATAGCTGTACCTACTCCGGTAGAGCCTAAGTCTAAGGCGTTTATCTCACCTACAACTACTGTTGCACCGTCTAAAATATTTAGTTCTGCGGCTGTACTCGTTACTGTGGTACTA